TTTCTCCGGGCATTTACCTTGCCAGCTGGCATTTTAGCCAATGCTAAGTCTCCACGACAGACTGTACCAAGGTAACGGCCTTCATCCCTCACGAAGGATGTAACAGCCATTTCGGGAACTTCATCAGGAGTTACGAAGACCCACCCTGCCTGTTGTTTCTTACCAACATTAGTGATGTCGTCTTGACCTTTTAACGATATACGCAGCCAACGAAGGGCCATACCTTCACTGTCGTAACGTGCTTTTACTACCTCTGGGATAGTGAGGGCATCGGGTTCCTCATAGGTCCACTGATCTTCTCGTAGATTTTGTTCTCGTAGGTTGTCACTACGTGTTTCATTTCGTGTTGTATCCATTTTATTCTCCACGCTACTATTTTATATCTGTATAATCGCCGTCAGCTTGATGTACTTTAAGCTTTTGAGCGGCATACGTTTCAAGAGGTATATTCCATTTTTGGGCAAGTCTTAAGTCTTCTTGCGAAAGCTTAATCTTTTTCCTAGAACTCGGAGAAGAGCGAGAACTCCCCGACACCACTTGAGCAGGACTTGACGTAGTTTCCTGAACACGTTCTTTGTCTTCTTCAAACTTATGTGGAAAAGACGTTTTAATTCGGTTATCAATCTCTTGATAAAAATCATTATCACTTGGATCATATCCTTCATTCTTTAACTCTGCATCAATAGCAAGTGCAGCCGCAGTCATCACATTGTCTTTACCAAACCAATCATTATCTGATGCCCACTGTTCTGCTTTAGGATCAGACACTGCCTGTGGAACCTGTTGCTGTTGTGCCGCTGGCTGTTCCACAGCTTGCTTTGCTTGCTGTGCATAACGTGCTTTAGCACTATTGACTGCTCTCAAATCACTTTGTGCTTCATTTAACATTTCTTGAGCATTAAGGAGTTTTTCTTTTTCTCCTTCATCGAATGCTTCTAGGTAGACTTCTTTTGCTAACGCTATCTTATCTGTTAGCTGTTTCTCTGACATATCAAGAGTACGTTTACCTATACTCTGTACTTCATTTTCTTTACTCAATAACTTTTTATTTAATTCTTCATTCTGTATTTGTAAAGATGCTACTTGTTCTTCTCGTTCTTTTCTTTGTTTAACAAGTTGTCTAATTCTTTTTTCTGCGCCAGCCGTTTCAATTCCTTCAAGTTCTTTAGGCTCTTCATCTTTGACTTCATCTGCTTTAACTTCTATTTTAATATCTTCTTCAGCCTCCTGATTAACTTCAGGCTCTTCAATTTCATACTCTACTTCACCTTGGGATACTTCTACAGTACTCCAATCATTCTCTTCTACCATTATATTCTCCGTTGCTTACGAGACAAACGCCTTACGTAATAATTTATTGTTATACTATTATACCATACTTATTGGCTTATCACAAATCAGTTAGAGCCTTTTCCTAAATTAAATGTAGGATCAAGATTCTTTGGATCACTGACTCGCATAATTACCTGATCATCAAACAATAGTAATAGTCTAACATTCTGATAGTATAGCTTTGTTCCTGCATGTTTACCGTAGCATACGTAGTCTCCTACCTTACACCAGTCTCCACTGGGAAACTTATCTACATCTTTGTAAGCCAAGTCTCCTAATGCGATTACCTTACCTACAGTCGTAAGATAACTCATGTCATCTTTGGTGGAATCAGGAATAAAGATACCACCCTTTGTTTTACTCTTTACTGTCAAGGGCCTTACTAAAACATGGAAGCCCGGTAGTTCTGGAAGATCAGCTGGGTCACTTACTTCATCTTCAATATCAATCCATTCGTCATTCTTCATTGCATTACCCATTTGTACCTGTCTCATTTAATCCTCTTTATACATCCTTTTTTTAATAATTTCTGTTAGGTTTGTTCTTGCCCACTCCAGACCTTGTATAGAACCTACAAGTTGTCTGTAGTGGGCAAAGTCTTCAGCAACACCATTACTTAGTGATACTTTTAATCTCTCAATTTCTTCATTAAACTCCTGAACAACTTCATCCCAAATTTCCATCTGGGTTACAGTGAAGCCTTTCGAGTGCTTTTCTTTGGGGTTGGAAATTCATAAGAAGATTTATCCCATTCATTGAGAACACTTCGTGAACCACGACCACCATATACTTCAGCCTTAGGTGCGTCACCAAAACCTTTTGCAGTATCCTTTACATGCTCTGGATACCCTTTACCTTTCGTCATCATTAGCTGTCTCCCTTTTTCATTTCTTCTATTGCTACACGAGATAGTGTATTAATTTTAGTATTCTGTATATCTTTTGCGTCTTTCATTTTTTCAACTTCTATCTTAGCAAGATTATTCATTGCTGATAATTCTTTCTTTGTTTCTCTATCTGCTTCAGCCTTCTCACGCTTAAAGTTATCAGTAGCACCAGACTCAAGCATATCAAGTATCTGTTCATTTTCTTTAAGATCAAGCTCTTTTGTCTTAAGTTCAAGTTCAGCAGCATTGATTGCTGTATCGGCTTGAAGCTTCTGTTGCTGTAGTTTAACCTTCTCCTGCTCAAGAGCAACAAGCTGTTGTTCTGGTGTTGGAGCAGGTGGCTGTTGATTGGCTTGCATAACTTGTTGTGCAGCCTGTGCCATAGCCATTTCAACAACAGTAGACTGTCCCTGTTGTTCTGGTGGTACTTGTTGTAGCATCTGTGATGTAACACCATTCATTTGTTCTTGATACTTCAGTACAGAATGTTCTTGAATGTTAGACTCAAGTACAGGTTGGATACGAGCCATGATAGGGTTAGCACCATTCTGAGGGTCTTGAAGGTACATCATCTTAACTTGTATATGTGCATCATGGTTCTGTGATGGGAATGCCGCAATAGGCAGACCCTTTGTAACAGCCATGATATCCGAAACAGGATCAAGAGGTTGAGGCTCAATCTTTGGTGGAAGTATCTGTTCTAGGTTAGGCATATTAGCAGCATTGAGAATAGTTCTATTTAGTTCCTCAATGTTAAACATTCCCGGTGGGGATTGCTGTGCCATTTGCAGAGCCATATTAGCCAACATCATACGATGGGCATTGGATGGGATGTTAGGATCAGAGACAGGAATAATATCTACACGTCCATCAAAGTCAGCCTTGAAGATATCACGATCTTCAAATGGTACTTGGTATGGATACTTATCAGGTAGATAATCATAATCTATCTGTGCAAGGATTCTAAATTCATCCTTCTGTGATTTATGTAATCTCTTGTGGATTGCAGAGAAGAACTTACTTGAAGCTTCCAGCAATGCCATTGTAGTACCCACGGGTCCGTAGGAGGCAGCATCAGAGATAACTTGCTCAGTGCTGTCCGCAAACTTCTGACCAGCAGCAGTCACGAACCCAAGCATCTGGTAGAGCGTTTGGGAAGGCTCTTTATAAGGCAGGGGAATTATTGCCCTTGATAAATCAATACCAGTTGCTTCGACCTCCTTGAACTCGCCGGGGGCGATAGGATCGTTGTCACCGACCATCCGCACTCCTTTGGCCTTGAATCCGCCCGGTAAATTGGCAAACTGTCCTGCATCTATAAGGGAGCGCATTGCAGCAGTTGCCGACATGGTGAGGTTACCAAGGAAATGGATAAGGCCCAACCCGTAGAAACCAAAGCCGGGAACAAACCTGTAGTGAACGAAGTGACTTCGTTTCTCTTTGTTTGGATCGTCTTGCTTGTAGTTTCTACGAATACTTAAAACTTGTCTTGACTGTTCTTCAACAGTTACGATATAAGGGCAAGGTACACCCTCTTCTTCAAGATCAAGATAACAATGTTGTTCTAAGATAACATACTGTGGATCAGAATCATATGAGGGAGACAACCCAAGAATATTATCTATTTTAGTGGCAAACCCTGATGCAGAAAGCTGGGCTGGTTCAGGAAGTTCAATGTCTTTGTAGACACCAGACATCATGTCCAACTTCATATCCACTGGGCTTTTTTGAATTACATGAGTATATCGGTCCGCATTTCTGAGATCGTTGGCGTAGTAAGACACATAGAACTGGTCTATGGGGATAAATTCTGATACGGGCCTTTTCAGTGTAGCATTATAATAAACTTTCTTGAATGCTGAACCTATTAGTGGTAGATGAAAAAGCATTCTTTCAAATTCATCGAAGTACTCAGGCATCTGTTCAGTAAGTTGGAAGTTCATAAAGTTCTGAACTCTGTTGGCTTGCATCTCTTTCTCTGG